CCCGCGCACACACATGAGGCACCCGCCCGCACGTTACGCACGAATCCACACAAACGAATATGTGCCCCATATAACCCCCCCCTTCATTCCCAAATCAAAACACCCCCCCCTACATATATTTTTGGAAAACACAAAGATGCATACAAATGTTCGCACCGAGGAAGTTGTTGATTACGCATATCCAGCGATGATGGCCGAACGTGCGCTTAAACGGGTTCACGATGCGGCTTTGGACAATGACTTTGAATTAGCGATGGATGAAGCCGTAAACGCTATGGCGCAGATGCGTAAGTTGCATACAGCGTTGTGTGCCATGCAGGACAAGCAGACATGAATGATCGGTGGCAGTTGGTGTTTGATTTCATCAAGGCTTACACACGCAAGCACGGTGTAGGCCCGTCTTATGCCGTGCTTGCTTCTGGTCTTGGCATGAAGTCCAGAGCCAATATGCACCGGATCGTTAAGCGGCTTGAGAAGGAGGGCTTGTTGCAAACCAAGCCCAAGAAGTTCTATTCCATCAAGGTGGTGGACAGGTCGATTGATGAAGTCACATCCCTATGACGTTGCTAAGTAAAGCAGAACTGTCGAGTTACTTGTCCGTGGTGGACAAGGTTCCCGCCAATGAGCGGGAGAAGATCATGGCGCTGTTGGAGTTTGATCGGCTTGAGAGATGCCGGGAGTCGTACCTGTTCTTTGTTAAACAGATGTGGCCGGGGTTCATCTCAGGTAAACACCATCAGATCATGGCAGATGCCTTTGAGAGGGTTGCTAGTGGGGACTTAAAGCGGCTGATCATCAATATGCCGCCTAGACATACAAAGAGCGAGTTTGCTTCTTACTTGCTTCCTGCTTGGTTTCTTGGGAAGTTCCCAGAGAAGAAGATCATTCAGACTGCCCACACTGCTGAGTTGGCTGTTGGTTTTGGACGGAAGGTGCGAAACCTTGTGTCTGCCGAGACCTATCAGAAGGTGTTTGCCACCAAGTTGTCCTCTGATAGCAAGGCAGCAGGACGGTGGAACACAGGAGCCGGGGGCGATTACTTCGCTATTGGTGTTGGTGGAGCCGTAACAGGTAAGGGTGCTGACCTTCTTGTTATTGATGATCCCCATTCAGAGCAGGAAGCCAAGCAAGGCAACCCTGCTGTCTATGACAACGTGTATGAGTGGTACACATCTGGCCCGCGCCAGCGTTTACAGCCGGGTGGTGCCATCATTATCGTGATGACCCGCTGGTCTAAGAGGGACTTGACGGGGCAAATCCTCAAGAACTCATCAAAAGATGGGGCAGATGACTGGGAAGTTATTGAATTCCCGGCGATTTTGCCGTCCGGGAACCCCTTGTGGCCCGCATTTTGGACAAAGGAACTGCTGGAATCCCTGCGTTCTGAGTTGCCAGTGTCCAAATGGGAGGCCCAGTACCAACAGAACCCCACCTCGGAAGAGGGGGCCATCATCAAGCGGGAAAACTGGATGATTTGGGAGGACGAAGAGCCACCTCCATGCAGTTACATCATTCAATCGTGGGATACAGCCTTCGAGAAGAACAACAGAGCCGACTATTCGGCTTGTACGACGTGGGGAATCTTTGATTTGGCAGATGCCAAGGGTGCTATGAGGCCAAACATCATCCTTTTGGATGCGTTTAAGGCCCGGATGGAGTTCCCTGAACTCAAAGAGAAGGCGTTTGAGATGAATCAGGAATGGCAGCCTGACACTTTGATCGTTGAAAAGCGGGCATCTGGTGCCCCCCTGATCTATGAAATGAGGCAGCGCGGAATTCCAGTATCTGAGTACACGCCAAGTAAAGGCAATGATAAGATATCTCGCGTAAACTCCATCAGCGATCTGTTTGCATCAAAAATGGTCTGGTGCCCAGAAACAAGATGGGCAGATGAAGTCATGGAAGAGATGGCGTCATTCCCAAATGGAGATCACGACGACTTGGTGGACTCTGCCAGTCAGGCGTTAATGAGATTTCGACAGGGTGGGTTCTTGCAGTTGCCCACTGATGAAGAAGATGAACCCACTAAGTTTAAAAGCGCCCGTAGGGCTGCGTACTATTAAAAGGTAATACCATGATCGATAAAGCATTGACTAATAATCGCAATATGCCAGAGGGCGATGGCATTGAGATTGAAATTATTAACCCGGAGGGGGTTAAGGTTGGTATCGATGGTATTGAAATTGACCTGATGCCAGAGGAAGATAATAAAGATTCCTTTGATGCTAATCTGGCAGAGTATATGGAGGACTCTGCGCTACAGAGTATTGCCTCTGATTTAATTGATTTGGTGGATTCGGACGTTAACTCCCGCAAGGATTGGGTCGATGCTTTTGTCAAAGGACTTGAAGTTCTGGGCATGAAGTACGAAGAGCGCACTGAGCCGTGGTCAGGTGCTTGTGGTGTTTACTCAACGTTGTTGACGGAGGCAGCCATCCGGTTTCAGTCCGAGATGATCACTGAGACTTTCCCGGCTCAAGGCCCAGTCAAGACCCAGATCATCGGTGCCATCGACAAGATGAAGGAGGAGGCAGCCTCCCGTGTCCGCGACGACATGAACTTCAAGTTGACTGAGGAAATGATCGAGTACAGGGCGGAGCATGAACGGATGCTGTACTCCCTTGGTTTAAGCGGGGCAGCGTTTAAGAAGGTTTACTACGACCCGGCAATCGGTCGGCAGGTTGCCATCTTCCTTCCTGCTGAGGACATGGTGATGCCCTATGGGGCATCGAATATCTATAACGCAGAGCGCGTCACCCATGTGATGCGTAAGACCAAGAACGAAGCCAAGAAACTGCAAGTGGCTGGCTTCTATCGGGATATCGATCTTGGCGATCCGGTTCATATCTTTACAGACGTTGAGAAGAAGAAGGCAGAAGAGCAGGGCTACAGCCTGACGGACGATGACCGCTATCAGTTTCTGGAAGTCCATGCTGATTACGACTTGCCGGGATTTGAAGATGAAGATGGGATTGCTCTGCCCTATGTCATCACCATCGAGCGCGGTACTCAGGAAGTTCTGGCTATTCGACGTAACTGGGAAGAGGGCGATGAGCACAAACTTAAACGCCAGCACTTTGTCCAGTACACCTACATCCCCGGCTTCGGTGCTTATGGTCTCGGCTTGATCCATTTGATCGGTGGTTATGCCCGTGCAGGTACTAGCCTGATTCGCCAGTTGGTGGATGCGGGTTCGCTGTCTAACCTTCCCGGCGGTCTCAAAAGCCGGGGATTGCGAATCAAAGGCGATGACACGCCAATCGCTCCGGGCGAATTCCGGGACGTGGATGTGCCATCAGGAACTGTCCGCGACAACATTATGCCGCTTCCTTACAAGGAGCCAAGCCAGACCCTGCTTCTGTTGCTAAACCAAATCACAGAAGAAGGCAGACGCCTTGGCGCAATCAGCGACGTAAACATCAGCGACATGAGCGCCAATGCCCCAGTAGGGACGACATTGGCTCTCCTTGAGAGAACCTTGAAAACCATGAGCGCCGTTCAAGCGCGGGTTCATGCCAGCCTTCGGATGGAGTTCAAACTCCTCAAGGCAATCATCAGGGACTTCACGCCTACCAGTTATGCGTACACCCCTGAAGGCGGCAACCGCAAGGTTAAACAGGCTGACTACGACATCGTCGAGGTGATCCCGGTCAGCGACCCGAATGCAGCCACTATGGCCCAGCGGATCATGCAGTATCAGGCTGCTATTCAGTTGGCCCAAGGTGCCCCACAGATTTACAACCTGCCCAAATTGCACAGGCAGATGCTGGAAGTTCTTGGGATTAAGAACGCTGGGGACTTGATTCCCGGTGAGGATGACCAAAAGCCAAGAGACCCCATCAGCGAAAACATGAGTTTCTTGACTGGTAAACCCACCAAGGCATTCATCTTCCAAGACCAAGATGCTCATATCGCTACCCACATGGCGATGATCCAAGACCCAATGATCATGCAAGTCATGGGTCAAAACCCAATGGCTCAACAGATGCAGGGCGCAATCATGGCCCATATTGCAGAGCATTTGGCCTTCTCATACAGGTCAAAGGTCGAAGAACAACTTGGCGTTCCGCTTCCTCCACCGGATGCAGAACTGTCGCCAGAGATTGAGGCGCAACTGTCTCAGGTTATTGCTCAGGCTGCCCAGCAACTCAAGGGCATTAACCAGCAACAGGCTCAACAAGCCCAAGCCCAACAGCAAGCCCAAGACCCATCGCTTCAATTGCAGCAGCAAGCCTTGCAAGTTCAAGCGCAGGATGTGCAACGCAAGGCGCAAGACGATGAGCGTAACTTCCAAATTGCCCAACAGAAACTTCAGTTGGAGCAGCAGAAGATGCAAATGGATGCCCAGAAAGAAGCCGCAAGGATGCAAATCCAAGAGCGCCAGAACACCGCTCGACTTGCTTCTCAGAACCAACAAGCCAATCAGAAGATGCGGATTGATGTTCTGAAGGTAAACGCCCAAAACAACAAGGCACCTAAGCAATGAACAAGTATTTCGAGATCATCTTGAAAGAGATAGAAGAACGCCGGGAATATGTGGCTAAGGCCCTTATCGAAGGTAGCGCAAAAGAATATTCCGAGTATCGGAGTATGTGTGGCGAAATCCGGGGTCTTTCGCTGGCACACCAAACCGTAACTGACCTTGTGCGAAAACTTGAGAAAGACGACGATGAGTGAAATCCTAATTGCATCCCATGAAGGCGCTGCGCCGACCATCCTGCCAACCTTGGCAGAGCAAAAGGCAAAGCAACTTCCCACCCCATCCACGTACCATATCTTGTGCGCCCTTCCTGAAATTGAAGACGCATACGACAGCGGTATCGTGAAATCCGGGCAGACCATGCACTTTGAAGAAGTGATGTCACCTGTGCTATTTGTGGTTGCGCTGGGGCCAGATGCTTATGCAGACAAGTCTCGATTCCCCAGCGGCCCAAGTTGTCAGGTAGGCGACTTCGTCCTTGTTCGTCCCAATACGGGAACCCGAGTCAAGATTCACGGCCAAGAGATGAGACTCATCAATGATGATTCCGTCGAAGCCACAGTTCAAGACCCGCGCGGCATCTCAAGGAGTTAAGCATGAGTGAATTTAAATTCCCGGATGAGTCTGAGATTGAAAATCCGTCAGCCGTAAACAACAACGATGAAGTTGAAATTGAGGTTGTAGACGACACCCCTCCAGAAGACAAGGGCAGGGCTCCCATGAAGGAGGCTCCCGCTGAAGTTACCGATGAGGAACTTGAGCAGTACGGAGAAGGCGTCAAGAAGCGCATCCAGCACTTCAGCCGTGGATATCACGATGAGCGCAGGGCAAAAGAAGCAGCCTTCCGCGAACGTGAAGAGGCCATTACCCTTGCTCAGAGGGTTATGGAGGAGAACAAGCGCCTTCAAGGAAGCCTTGGTGAAGGCCATGCTGCCCTTATCGAACAAGCCAAAATGGTCGTTAACGGCGAGATCGAAGACGCCAAGCGTAGTTACAAGAAGGCGTATGAGGACGGCGATTCAGACGCCCTTATCGTCGCTCAGGAGGCCTTAACTGCTGCAAAAATCAAAGCGGACAAGGTAAACAGTTATAAACCTGTTGCACAAACGCAAGATGATGTGGTACAACCGCAATATCAGAGGCAGCAAGAAGTTCGTGTTGATACCAAAGCGCAGGATTGGAAGAACGCCAATCCTTGGTTTGGGGACAACAAAAAGATGACGGCTGTGGCTCTGACGGTTCATCAAGACCTTGTAGATAGCGGAGTTAGTACAACTAGCGATGAGTATTACGAACGCATCAACGCAGAAATGCGCGATACGTTCCCGAGTGCTTTTACCTCGGAGCGAAAAAAGTCCAGTGTTGTTGCATCCGCCAGCCGTAGCACTGCACCCAAAAAGATCGTGCTTACGCAATCTCAGGTCAATATCGCCAAGCGGCTGAATGTTCCTTTGGAACTCTATGCCAAGCAGGTTGCAGAACAATCAAGGAAATCAAATGGCTGAAACTCGTACAAACCGTGAAAACGAAATCCGCGCCAAAGTGGAGCGTCCCGCAAAGTGGATGCCGCCGCAATTGCTCCCCGAAGTCATTCCTGAAGACGGGTGGGCATATCGATGGATTCGTACCAGCACGTTGGGCAACGATGACGCCATGAATGTTTCCTCCAAATTCCGCGAAGGCTGGGAGCCTGTCAAGGCTGCCGAACAACCACATATGCAATTGATGCACAGCGCCAAGCACCGCTATGCAGATAGTATTGAAGTTGGTGGTTTGATCCTTTGCAAAATGCCGATGGAATTTGCCAAACAACGGGATGCTCACTTTCAGCAG